ACGACAGGCCAAGGATTGTCGAATCACCGCCTGGAAAGTGCAAAGTGTGGCTCACATAAGGCGCCACCCTTGGGGTGTATGGAATGCCAAAGCTATCTAAGAAATCCTCGAATTTTGGCGCCCAGATCCGGCGGACCATATCGCTGGTTGGTTCCATGACGCAACCAACAAAGCCTTGATTCAGCGCTGCCATCTTGACGGCAACGGCATGAGCGCAATAGGTCTTGCCGCTACCATAGCCAGCGCTGATGCCGATCTCAGGGATGCTGTGAGGGGCCCCGCCTTGTGATGCAGCGATAGCACCAAGCCGCTCTACCTCGAAGGCGTTGAGCTGGCCAGGGTTGAGCGTTACGGCGATGCGTTCTAGGAGGCCATCGACGCTTCCAACTTCTAGCCCAGCGCTGCTGTCAATTATTGATTTTGATTCAGCAGCTGGGAGGATGCTCATTTCTCAAGAATGTGAGCGATCTTTGCCATCGTGTTAATACAACCAAGGGCAACGTGCGCTTGATTGCCGTTCTTACGGCATTCCTTTTGGAGTGATGCGAGCTGGCTTAATAACTCGGCTGTGAAGGTGCGGCGGTCTATATCCCAGTCAGCTTTGAGGACTTCGGTGGCATCACGGATGTAACGGTATGCCGTGCCATTAGACACCCCCCACTCGCGTCTTGCATAATCGCAGATTTCAGACCGTACAGCGCCATTGCTGAGAAGCCTTGCTACGCGGTTGATGCGGTATTCCTTTTCAGCAGCAGTGGGCTTCTTTGCCATCAGTCAGCCTCATCATCGAAGTGAGATTGGGATGGTTCGCAGACTGCGGTGTTACCTGTGAAATCTTCCCAGCGTTTGACGATGACATCGCAGTAAGCGGGGTCGAGTTCCATTAATCGAGCTTTGCGGTGATGCTGCTCGCAAGCGATAAGAGTGGAGCCCGAACCGCCAAACAGGTCAAGAATTAACTGATTGGACTTGCTGCTGTTTTCAAGCGCAATCTTGATCAGGTCGGTGGGCTTTTGAGTCGGATGGACATTACCAACCGTTTGGCGCGTGACTGTCCAAACGGTTGTTGTCTTGCGATCTCCTGCGTTAAAGGGTTTTCCAGCTGACGCATAAAAGCAGGGTTCATGCAGCCATCTGAAATGAGATCGCCCAATGGCAGGGGCAGCAACCTCAGCAGTGCCATCACGACCCTCTCCTTTGACCCAGATAATTTGCTGACGGACGGTGATGGAGCAATCGTTCAAGGCGTTTTCAAATTCACGCTGAAAACGTGATGCGTGCCAAACAAACCATGGAGCATCTGAAGAAGAAGCGATGACTCCACAGGTAAATGCCTGTTGCAGAAAGGTTTGTAATTTCTCATCAGTAAGTTCATCGTTTTGAATTTTTCGTCCTTTTGAGTCTTCGTAGCTGACACCGTATGGCGGGTCAGTGAATACCATGTCCGCCTTCTTGCCATCCATCAGGCGTTCGACGTGCTGCGGGTTGGTGGAGTCACCGCAGAGCAGGCGATGGTTGCCGAGGAACCACAGGTCACCGAGTTTAGTTGTGGGGTCTTCTGGTGGCTCTGGAACGTCGTCTGGGTCAGTGTTGCCTTCTTCAGGTTCGAGTTCAGTGACGGCTAGGAGTTCGTCCAGGTCTTCTTGATTGAACCAAGGCGTCAGGTCGTGCTCTTCAGAGAGCTGATGGAGCATTGCTTGGTCCCATTCGCTGAGATCAGCAGTGCGGTTGTCGGCTAGGGCAAGACCAACCTTTTGCTCTTCTGACAGGCCGGTGCGCTTAACGGCGATGATCTCGTCACCGTCGGATTCAATGATGCGTACGTTTTTGATGCCTGCGGCTTTTGCCCCATCGATGGTGCCATTACCAGCAAGGATGCGGTTGTCCTCATCGATGACGATGGAGCGTGCGGCGCCATAACGCTGAAGCGATTCTTTAATCAACTCAGAGGAACGATCTGTCCTGCGTCGTGCATTTTTATGATCTGACTGCAATGAAGTTATTGAAGCCATTTTAAATAACTATTGCGTGACATTATAGCGCGGGCTGGATGGAAGCCCAGGACTTGCCGGAGCGTATGTGCTGAATAGCGCTGACTGAAACATCGTATTGAAGCGCGAGTTCATATGGAGTGTAAATATTATTTTGCAAAAATTTTTTAATATCAGCGACTTCAAAGGGCTGAAGTTTTGCACTTTGCGGTGTACCGTAAACACGTTTGCGGTTGATGGGGATTTCAGGTGTGATCACCTGCTCAGTCCTGAACGGATGATTGCAGGCCGGGCATCGACGGTAACGGATGCGGATATCAGCTTTGCGCCTTGTGCATGTGCTGTGAATGACGGGCTCACCGCAGTTTGGGCAATCGATTGGCATTTGATCAGTCAGGCAAAGGATAATTGTTCGGATATAGCGGGGAGCTTATTGGCCCCCCACTGCTGGCCCATCGCCTCGGCTATGCCTAGAAAAGTGCGGCTACGCTCTTTCCAGCGATTGGGGCTAGGTGGCATCAAGTGAACCTTTGGTTCACGCCCTTCAACGCAATTGGTTGGCTTCAGCTTTGGCAAATTGTGTAGCCACAGGCAAGTTGCTTTTACTTCCCCGTGCCCGTATTCCCAGGGTTGGATAATTTGATTCGGCGGACGGATAGCGCTGCTGATCACGCTGATGGGATTTTCAATTGCCCAGCGATCAATTGGCGCATCCATTAACAGCTTTACAAAATCCAACGCTGCTGCTTGCCTGCCGTCTGCAATCTTTTCAGGGAAGTGTCTGCTACCACTCACCGCTAGATGAGTGCAGGGCGGATGGGCAATCATCAGATCCCAGCCATCGCTGAGCACGTCTTCGACTGGTCCTTGGTAGTGCGGGCCGGGAACTTCTGTTTCCAGCAGGTCACAACTCATTGCGTCATGACCATGGGAGTTGAAAGCATCTTGAACGCGACCGCTGTATTCACAAGCAATTAAGACACGCATGGGTGGATGGGAAATGGTGAATGGCCGGGGGATGGATCAGCCCCAGCAGCTGCCCTGTATTTCCGCGTCACGCGGTTTTTTATTTGCAGGCTCCCCGGCCTGTTGTGGTTATTCCTGTGTGGTGGTGACAGGAGCTTCCTTAAAGACGGCCTGGCTGATGAATGCTCTTACGGTTTGGTCGTCCATTTTGTGGCCAACGCGAACGCCGGAGCTTGTGATCAGCTCATATTTGCCAGGGAAAAACTGGCTGATGCGTGCGCCTGCGCTGCGGGCGTCTAGGTGCTGATTTGCGGAGCAGACCAGATCCCAAGTCGTGGCGGTTTTGGTTGCGGACATAAATCTCAGGCGAAGGGTGCCATCTCTGGCGTGATCACAGTGTAGACCATCCAAGGCATTTCGTCACCAGTCAACTTGTGGTTCAGCAAAACTGAACGGTGACCCGCACGGACGGACATCAATCTCTAGGCGCTGATTCGACAACGTGATCATGGGGTTGCCCAGCCGTTCGAGCGTGATGCTGTCGGGGTTGGAGCCATCCCGAACGACATAGCCGCCGGACCAAATGCCGTCGCGGTTTACCTCGACAGGGCTCCCAGGAGCAATTGGATCTTTAAGGAGAGGGTCTCCTTCTTCTTCTCCCCCCTGAAAGTGTGTTTTTATGGATCTTTTGGATCTTATGGCATTAGATCCAAAAGATCCCTTAGATCCATCCTGAGGCTCTCTCAGGAGATCAGCTGGATCATCCTCTGCAGCTAAGGCGAACTCGCTCACTTTCCAATAGCGTTTCGGGCGCCTGCCGGTCGGCTCAGAACGGCTGACAAAGGCCAACCCCATCCCCACAAGATTGCCAAGCTCGCGGCCAATGTGCCCTGTGGATTTAGCAGGAGTCATGTTGTGAGCGATCTCATCAGCAGGGACATCAGCGCCAAGCTCAGAACGCATTTTGAGGTAGTCAAAAACGTCACCACGAACGCCACCGAGAGACGCAATTTTTTTGCGAACCAGCTCCACTTGCTGAGAATGCTCAAGGCTGCCCTTTAACGTCCAATTCCCCTCTGAGAGGTATTCAGCCTCAACGCCTCCTAGCTCGCTATAGCCGCGTCCAGAACCGACAAAGCCAACGCGCTTGTCAATACGGGCCAAGCCTTCGCTTTCATCTCTGACCCAACGCATCAGCACACCCCAGGAGGGAATAGATGTGATGCTGCTGCTGCCTCGGCATTCAGCTACCCAATCCCAAGTCGTCGGATATTTCTTGGTGTGATGGAGCACAAGAATGGTGGCTCCTGTTTGGCTGAGATCTGCCATCGCTGTTCTGATCGGTTCAGCGAAGCGTGAAAGGTTCTCCTCTATGCCACAGGGCTCCATCATTGAGCTGAGGCTGTCGATGATGACTAGCGGGAACTGGTAACGCTCGATCTCCTCCCGCATATGGCGGATGCCGTCCTTAGTGAAATTAAATTCATCTTTGGTGTCAACGCTGCAAAACAGATCTATGGCGTTGGAGTCCAACTGCTTGGCATCGTTGATCAGCCCCTCGCGGCGCAAGTAATACTGCCAATTGCCTTCAGATTGGTCTGTGCCGAAAATCAGCACCGGCATCCGCGTTTCAGAAAGTTTTAGATCACGGCCAAGAAACTGCTCACGTCGATCACGGATAGCAGCAACCAAACCACAGGCGAACGATGATTTGCCAATTTTGGGCTGGCCAATGAGGAAGTTGGCTTCGCCTAAGTGGATCAGGCCATCGAGCATGAACGAGGGTTCCTCTTCTAGGAGGGTCTCACCGCCTTTGTAGACGCGCCCTTTGCGTTGGCTGCGTTCTGCTCGTTCAAGATATGCCTTCAGCTCAGCATCTTTGACGTCCTCGTGAATGCCGAGGTCGTATGCTTGGTTTCTCATCAGCGGGAGCCAATCTCGCTCTCGCTCTGTCTTGATCAGGTGCTCCGCATGAACTGCTAGGTCGTACAGGGCTTGTTGAAGCTTTGGTTTGATTTCGTCTGGCTTTTTGCTCATGTTCGTTGTCAAATTCGTTTAGGGCTTTGTCTGAGGCTTGTTCCCAGATTGCGAAATAATCGATCGATTCGTCGTAATGCGCCATTGGCGCCAGGGCTTGCCAGCGCAGCAGTTCATAGGCGCGTTGATTGGCGTGCATCAGTAGCGGTAATCCTTGGGGAGGATCCCGTTCTTCTCCATGCCTGCCTCAAGCAAAGTCACCACCCATTGAGTCATTGAAAGCCGATTTGGCCTTGTTTCCTCAAGAGCCTTTCGCATACCAGGCCGAACGCGGACAGACCCTCCAGCCGAGACGTGGCGATAGGTGTCCTTTGATGTGTCGGGACGATCTCCTTTCTTCATGTGCTTGGGTTGCATTGCTGTTGCATTATGGGGCATAGTGTCGCAAGAGACAATCCCTTAATGCTTGAGTCTGACCCGCTCATCACGTTCCACGACTCCATTCACCGTTATCAATACGGCGATCAATGGATGATCAATTCAGTGACCCGCGTGATCGACGATCTCACGCCTGAAGCCCGAGAGCGCATCGCGGCAACAAAAGCCGGCCCTGATGGCTGGGAGATTCGAGGTAAGACCGTTCATGCTGCCCTTGAGCGTCACCTGCTCAAGCTGGCCGGGCGAGACGTTGCACCGTTTGAATTTGATGAACGTTGGCGCCCCTGGATCGATCCAATGGTCAATCATTGGATTTGGGACGGTTGCACAGTCGAGGCTGTAGAGCTTCGGCTGTGTGATCCAAAGAAAAGCCTTGGCGGCTCGTTGGATTTCATCATCAGAGATGAAAATGGCCGCAGGATTTTGGCTGATGCGAAAAGCGTCAGCAGCGCCAAAGGCGTCGAAACACGAAAGCCGGCTGACAAGCAGCTAGGCGGTTACCTGCAGATGCTGATCGATTCTCATCGGTACGGTGTGGAACAGTGCGGGACGCTGGTGGTTGGCCCTGGCGTGACCAGAATGAAACCTAGTAACCCTGATGATTGCTTGGAAGCGTGGCTGAGCGCATGGCAAACGTTCAACGATCAACAGCCTGACTTCTGATGAATAACGAATGGATCAAGGCGCAACAGCGCAAACTTGACGAACAGATCACGGCTGAATACGTTGCCGTGACATCGCCACAGGCCCCTGATGACGATTGGATTTATGAACTGGACAGGAATGCTTGGCAAGCTTGGTCTGGAGGCTCCTGGCTATCAAGAAACTCTGGCTGACTGCAGAGCACGCCCTTGGGTAACACCTAAGAAGAAGGCGACGCTCTCTAGATCTAAGCCTGCAAAGAAGCCTAAATACCCAAGCGCGAAGCACGGCGCCGACTGAGTTGCTATTTTGGCCGCGTACACCCTTCTAGGCGGTGACAAATCTCCGTTGATCGATCTGCCAGCGGCAAGCCCCAGCCCCCGTGAAGGCTGAGGCCGCAGATCAACCCCTTATGCCAACGCCCAGCGCCTCGCGGTCGTAGGGCTTGTCTTTAGCTGTTGTGCGATCTGTTTGTATGTCCGTCCTCGGCGCCTAAGGCGTTTGGCGTGTTGCTGAGGTGATGCGGTGACGTAGAGCAGGATGATTACGGGAAGGATCAGCAAGGCAGCGATCCAAGCGAAAGCGCAAGTCATGATTCAAATTTTGATTGGTTTTTGTCGACCGGCGAGCGACGCTCAGCCCTGAAGACTCGACCAATATGGCATACCATCCGAAAAGCTGCAACGCTCGCCAAGTAAAGAACGCAAAACGTTCGCGGATGAAAAGATGCTGACTTAATTGGCTCCGCTGGCTAAAGAACGTAAAACGTTCGCCATTGAAAGGAGCCTTGTCCTTATCCTATCACTAACTCTTGCATTTTTCGCATTACAACAAAACAAGCTTTACGGAAACGCGCACGTAATAACAACATTTCTGCGCGTTCTCGGTCGCTTGGGTTAACCGTAATTTTGCCTTCATTTTTAATTTCTTTTTTCACTAATGCCTTAAACGTCCAGTAACAGATATTCGATCTAGCAACGCCAGCTTTAAAATGGTTTGGCTTATTGCCTAGCAAATAGCGCCAAATGTAATTAGCGCCTAGCGGACGATTGCTCCATTCAAATGCTCTTAGCCGACAGTCTTTGCCGTAAACAGCTACCCATAACGCGACAAGCGCAGGATTTTCTACATCATTTACGATCCATTTGATCGCGTCTGCCGCTGGCTGGCTATCAATTGATGACCGTCTCAAGCCTTGTTCCAGTTGAAAAAAGATTGAATAAAGTTGCTTGAGCTCTAAAATCCCTTCTGGCGATTCATCGTCGGATCTCTTAAACAATCGCTGATTATTAATAGTGACGTTCATTTCTCGAACGACTTTTTGTGCATATAACTCCTTTGCCGACCATTCCCCTGCAGGTCTTGGGTTAAAGCGTTGCAGCGCTGCGACGCCCCCTTTCATTAGGACATGACTTGAAACAACAGCGCAATCGATTTCATCTGTTTTGCGATCTGTGCCGGTCACGGCCAAGCGCATTTTAGGAGTCATCCCGTGAGAAACAAGCCGGATCTCAATGTTGCGACTTTCAGCCCGTGCCTGAAGATTTTTTAAGTCTCGGTACAGGTACACCTGCGCCAGGCTGCGGCTTCCTGATTCCTTTTGCGGCTGCATGTGTGCATTTTCGACTAGCACTAAGTCTCCGTCGTCGCAGAAGGAGAGCAGCAGAAATGAGCTCAGTGGGATTTTGCTATCAAAGGTTCCGTTTTTAGAAACGAACCACATCGTATTGCCAATGTCGCAGCCCCAAACGTTGCGACCATGTTTGGCGGAATAATCCTGAAGACTGCCAAACGGTGAAGCAACAACAGATAGCGGGTTTGTGTTTTCGATCGACGGGAAAAGCGAGCCTTGATCACGGTTTTGGGTTTTCCGCATTGAGCTGGGTTTTGGGCAATTGCACGGTATACCATGGCCTTGACAACTGCAATCCACCCCCCCACCCCCGCATGATGACCGACACACCGCTGCTTGAATGGCGCGAGCACTTACCGCCACATGCCGACAAGCTTCAGGCTGGCTGGCTTGAGTGCAAAGCCCGTAACCCTCAGCTACTCAACCAGTGCTATCAGCTGTGCCTCACCGCCCAGCGACGTGGCATCACGCGATGGTCGGCTGATGCGATGTTTCATGTCCTCCGCTGGGAGACTGCAGCATCTATGAACGACAACGGGTTAAAGGTCAACAACAATTACAGCAGCTTGGCGGCTCGTGACCTGATGGCAGAACACCCGGAGCTGCAGGGGTTCTTTGAGCTCCGGGCCAGAAAGCCCCGAGGCAATCGGGGCCAAATCCATTGACTTTCCCTGGA